TTCCTTACAAATTTGTTAGCAACCCGACGGCCCCGAACGAAAAACCGAGGGATCCCCAGCTGCGGGAGAAGCTGGATACCGAGAAAGTACGGACTGCTTTCTTTAACCGTGCTTTGCAGGGCCTGCAGCGGTTACTGGATCGGGGCCAGTTTACTTACGACCCCTCGACTTCCGAAGCTCGAAGGACGTGGGAAAGACAGGCCAGGCCAGTTAAGGCCTTTGTCCAGGATAAACTGGAGACCGGCGGGGATAAACAAGCATGGAAGAGAGAAGTTTATCAGGCATATAAAGAATACTGTAAGGAAAACGAAGTGCCAGAACATGAGATCAAAAAACAAAGCCAGTTTACTAAAGAGTTGAAAAAATACGTTGACCTAGAAAGTATCAGGCCAGTTAATCAGGAGACAGGAAAGCAGCAGCCGGCATATAAAGGACTGGAGTTAGTTGAAGTACCGTTTTGACTTTAAAAATGTTAGGTACTAAACGAATGTTTAATAGGCAAGAAATATATTTAACTAATATAGGAATATAGTCTTTATATTATATATACTTAAAGAGTTGATTAACTAATGAAAAAATCAGGTTTTAATCCAGTCGAAGAAAGGTTTTCAGGCCACTTTTCAAAAAATAAATATCAGGGGTGCCAAAATACCCCTGATATGCTGCTAAAATCCAGTCTGGAAAAAGATCGTAGAGAGCGATTTTTCCAAGATATCAGGGGTAAATCCCTTACTCTCAGATTATAGGCGAAAAAATATACCTAGAGATAAAGAATAGGAAAAAACCCCTGATATCTTCAAAAAAATGGCCGCTAAAGGACTTTCTTCAACTGGATTAAGGTGCAATATCAGGGGTAAATTTCGACCCCTGATATCCCCTGATATGGAAAATGAATAAAAGCAGGTGGAATTATGACCCAACAGAAGCTACAGAAAGCGGGAGAGTACGAAGACTTGAAGCCCGATCAGAAGGCCTTTGTGGATTGGCTATGTACACCAAAGAAGTACCGAGAAACGAGTACGCAAAGTGAACTGGCCGAGAAGCTGGACGTACACAGAACGACCTTATCAAAATGGAAGTACCGGCCCGATATTGTACGAATTGTACAACGCCGGAAAAGACAAATTGCCGGCGTCGAAGACCTTCCCAAGGTACTGGAAGGGGTAGTTGAACGAGCGTCGGATCCGGGCAATCAAAAGAACGGCCACAAGGACGCCAAGCTCTTCCTCCAGTGGTTATACGGGGAAGAGTTTAACGAAGGAACTCAGGTAAATATACAGAACCAACAGAGTACGTCAAAAGCAGTGGAGAGGATAGCAAATGACGAAAAGCTCTCAGAACGTGCAAAAGAACTTTTCCGATCTTCCCAGCGGGAGTGAGCTAACCGACGTCTGGCAACGCCTGGCCCGGGAGGAGCTGTCGTGGTATTTGGAATATATTACAGGTGGAAACTGGGAACCCGCCGACCACGTAAAACTGCTATGTGATAAACTGGAAGCGGTAGAACGTGGCGAACTTAGCCGCTTGATGGTATTCATGCCACCCCGACACGGCAAGTCCGAGGTGATCTCCCGGGGTTTTCCTCCCTGGTATTTGGGCCGCAACCCCGATAAAGAAATAATACTGGCAAGTTACGCCGCTGACCTGGCTTATGACTTCTCCCGTAACGCCAGGAATAGAATGAGAGATCACAGCGAAGAGATATTTGGCCAGCAGTTAGCAGCTGACAGTAAATCGGTAAAGAACTGGCATATTGCCGATCACAAGGGAGGGTTTGCAGCTGCCGGAGTTGGTGGCCCGATTACAGGAAAGGGAGCGGACGTGGCGGTGATTGATGACCCGGTAAAGAACTGGGAGGAAGCCCAATCGAAGACAGTTAGGGAGAAGACGTGGGACTGGTACCGCTCGACACTAAGAACCAGGCTATCTCCCGAGGGTGCTATCGTTCTGGTTATGACCCGCTGGCACGAAAACGACCTGGCCGGGAAGCTACTGGATACGCAACCCGAAGACTGGGATATATTGGAACTTCCCGCCCTGGCCCGGGAGGAAGACCCGCTGGGAAGGGAACCAAACGAACCCCTATGGCCTGAGAGATACGATAAAGATAAATTGAACCAAATCCGCAAGGAATCAGGCGAACGAATGTGGAAACCGCTTTACCAGCAAATACCGCCGGAAGCCAGCGAAGCCGCCTTATGGGACATCGAGAACATAGAAAAGAACCGAGTACGTGACTACCCCGAGCTTCAACGGATCGTGATTGGGGTGGATCCGGCAGTAAGTGATAATACCGAAAGTGATTTAACGGGGATTGTAGTAGCCGGTATGGATCACAGGGAAGAGATGTACGTACTGGAAGACGCTTCCCTGAAAGCGAAACCGCTCCGCTGGGCCAACAGGGTCGTGGATCTATACGAAAGCTACGAAGCCGACAGAGTGGTAGCGGAAACGAACCAGGGAGGAGACCTGGTGGAAAGTAACCTAAGAACTGTTGACCAAAACGTATCTTACAAGGAAGTAAAGGCGACCCGAGGGAAACATATAAGGGCCGAACCCGTTAGCAGTCTATACGAGCAGGATAAAGTACACCACGTAAACGTACTTGAAGAGCTGGAAGAGCAACTGACCGAGTGGCAACCCGGTGAAAGTTCGCCGGATAGGTTGGACGCCCTGGTGTGGGGATTGACCGACCTGATGGAAAACCAGGGACATGACGGTTACAGGCAAGAGATCATTTGACCGACAGGGAGAAAATATACAAAACCGAGATCACAGAAGAGAGGGTCGAAACCGTGTTAAATAACCGAGATAAACCAATCGAGAGATTACGAGAGATGACCGACGGCTTAAGTGAGTTTGTAATCGAGTCAATCTTAACCGTTCGCCACGAAGACTGGAATAAAGAAACTGGTTTAGCAACTAAACACGGCGAAAGCCGAAACAACTTTCCAAATAAACGGAGGTGGGAGTGATGAACTCCCTACAAGTAAATCCAGGGTCTAGTACCCCGGAAACGATCAAGTTCGATGGTAAACTTTTAACAGAGGTCGAGCTGAAGGCAGGACAGTCAGGTAAAAGCATTTACCAATTTTACAGCTATGGTAAAGGCGGGATCCTTCCCGTAGTTAGATTTATCCGGGAAAACGGTGAAGAGATAGCCAGCTACGCTTCCCAATCACCGAGAAGTCTTGAAGACATAGAACGAAGTTTATTCAATGCCGGAGCTATTGACAGCGAAGAACTCCCGGGAGAAGTTCGGGAGGAGCTGAAAAGTACGGTGTTGTAGGTCGAAACGGCGGGGTCAACGCTTCAACGGCCCCGCCGCCCCAACCCTAGTGGTTAGTATAATTGTGAATTTATCCCGAGCTAGTTCAAGATAAAAGTATCGGGAAGAGGTAAGTTGACGTAACAGTGTTATATTCGGGAAAAATAAGGATTAAGCTATATGCTGAAAACCCAGATATGTTGGTAAAATAGCACCCCGCTGAGAGGCCGAGAAATCGGTTTTAATTACCCCGGCGGGGGAAGGTAAGGCTTGTTTTGGTTATTTTCCTACTTTTTCTATAATACGGGTGCTTTCAAGGAGGTGAGTATTGTGAAGTTAAGAATTAAAGAAATACTACTAGCGGTTTTGCTTTTCCTACTGGTTTTTCCATTTTTTTCAATTGCTAATGCTGAAGATTGGAAGAATGTGGTTCAGTTCCAAATGGGTGTCTATCAGTATAGAGGTGAGGATTATTCAAGGACTAGCCCCCCTTATAAGCAACACGTTACTTTGTCGTTTGACTTCAAAAATTTGACTTCTAACAAGCAAATTAAGGGAATAGCTTTTAGGGCCAAATTTCTTGATTCATTTAATGATGTGTTATATACAACAGAAACGCTTAAATTAAGCACTAGCATTAACCCCGGAGACTTTAGTGGACCGGTGAATATGTGGTACTATGAGAATGATCCTTACAGTGATAGCGATCCTTTTGACAAACTGGTGTCAGCTATTCAGGCGGGAAACCTAAAAGCAAGAGTTGATTTTGTGAAAATTGCTTTACACAACGGTTCTGTGCTGGAGTATCCCGAAGTTGAGTGGCAAAAAGGACTGAAAGAAAGAAAAACTGCTGGGGAATGGGCTGAAGCATTTGCCAGTTGGAAGGGGCCGGGAAAAGTAAAAACATCTGTTTTTGGTGTTAGTACTGAAAGGTGGAAGGTGGATTACGTGGCCTTTGATGTATCTGATGGAAACATCCTGCAGATAGGTGTCTATGAAAAGGGTGGGAAGGTTGTAAAAAAGTCTGCGTTTAAGTTGACTGGTACTGTACCTACTGGCAAGATTGTTCTAGAGTCAGGGCCTGGAAAGTATTTTCTAAAGATCGGCGGTAATGGGGCCAAATCAGACTGGACTGTATACGTTCGTGAACCCCAAAAATAGGTAGATAAAGCTCATAAATGCAGGTGTTATTAGAGTGAGAAATATTGTGGAAAAGTCGAAGTGGGTTTTATCTGCCAGTTTAATTCTTTCGCTTACCTTTTTGCTATCTGGTTGCTCTTTTTTTAACCAGCCACCGAGTGCAAACTTTTCAGCCGATCCAACTAGCGGTAAAGCACCCTTGAAGGTGTCTTTTGACGCCTCTAGTTCTTCTGACTCTGACGGAACTACCCTCATTTACAAATGGAAATTTGGTGATAACCATTCAGCTTCCGGGGAAGTCATAAACCACACTTACGAAAGTGCTGGCACTTACACAGTTGAACTTACCGCAACCGATGATCAAGGAGCAACCGATACCGCTACAAAAACCAACACCGTATCCTCTCCACCCAGCGGAATTCCAACAGCCAGCTTTACCGCCTCCCCTACGGAAGGGACAGTTCCCTTGGAGGTTTCATTTGACGCCAGTGAATCCAGCGACCCTGACGGTAAGATAGATTCTTATGCTTGGAATTTTGACGATGGTGAGAGAGGGTCTGGCAAATCGACAGTTCACACTTTTGAAGACTCAGGCACCTACAACGTCCAACTGACAGTAACGGACGACAGTGGAAACAAAAATTCTTCCAATAAGGAAATCGCAGTTGAGCCGAGCCGAACGGGGAGCTTTAGTGGCGCAGGGGATGCAGTTACTAGAACCTTTACTCTCCCAGAAGGTATCCTGATATTTGATTTGTCTCACAATGGCGACTCTAACTTTATCGTACAACTGTTGAAGGCAAATACGGGAGAGCTTGAGAGCAATCTTGTAAATGAAATAGGTAGTTTTAGCGGCGAGGTATTAGTAGGTGTCAGCCAGGAAAATTCAATTTTTTCTTCTACGATGCAAAATAAACCGCTGGACGTTCAAACTGCCCCGGGAGAATTCAAGCTGAAAGTAACCGCAGATGGTGGTTGGAATATAGATTTCGTTCGTGATGATTCCACTGTTGGAATATTGGAGTTACCCCAATACTTCGGCGGACCAGGGCATCAAGTTACCCAGCCAATTCAATTACCGGCCGACGAAATCACTTTTTCCTTCCAGTATGAGGGTGACTCTAACTTTATAGTTACTTTGTACAAGGAAAACGGTAGCTACCAGGAATTGCTAGCAAATGAGATCGGCAGCTACAGCGGTAAGACCATAATTGATGTGGGGAGCGAATCCTACCAACCATCACCAGGGATATACTACCTTAGCGTAATGGCCGAAGGTAGCTGGGAGCTCGGGGTAGAAGCCGATGTAAAGAGAGGTACTTTTTAAAGCCAGAGTTCTCTTGGCCCCACGTAAGAGCTTATCAAGCCAAAATATTGTTGAGGTTTTCTAAGATCTCTGGCTTAGACATTTTTTGTTAGAAATTTTGACACTGGACTTTCACTAATTTTGTTCCTTACTTCATCAACTTTTTCAGTTACGTTAAGATGATCTCGGTTGTCTGGAGTAGGGGAATTCAGAACTTCAACTCTGGTAGCCCCCTCCTCTCTTTCCTTTGTTTCCCTTAGAAACACGATATGAAAGGGGTTTATACTGACCTCGATGTTCTCGTCACTTGGTGATCTGGTTGCTTTGGTAAGTTCTATTAACATATTTTGCCTCCTTTCCCACCATCTTAACAAACTTCACGAATCAAAAAAACGTAATTGCGATTTTTTGGACTCTTTCCCTTGGGTGACTTATACCATCAAGGTTCTCTATGATGGCGGGCTACTGGGTAAAATAGCATGCTCTCAGTGCCGTTCTAAGCGGTTTTAATTGACCCGGCGGGGGTTAGGTAGGACGTATTGGTTAAGTTTTAGTGGTAAACCACTTTTTCACAACCTGGAGGAGGGATAATTCTTTAAATTCGTCTTTTTTCTCTTCCTCTTCCTGGGCCGCCGGAAGTAACCGATCTATTTTCCCATGTAACCGATCTATTTCTTTATTCTTATACTTGATCTCCGAGCGTAAATGATCTATCTCTTCCCGGAGATCCTTAACGGTGCTTTGATCTACCTTAATATCGTGGCCTCCCTCTTCCCCTTCCGGCTTTTCGACTTCCGCAATAATTTGCTTACTGGCTTCCTTAATATCGTGGCCTTCCTTTTCCAATTCGTACAACCGGCGAAGGATAGCCATAGCCCTTTCATCAAAACGATATTCGACGCCCTTACTGCCTTGATAATGATCGGATAAAAGCACCTGAAGGTATCTTAACCTGGTCTTAACCTGTTGGAAAGACCAACCGAACTGATCCTTTAAATCCGCTTTGGTATATTGGTATCGGGCCATTACGAAGGTATATTAAGGTAGTATCAAGGCCAGCGGAAGGATAGGTGGAACTTCCGGCGGTGATATTTGTAACTGTAGTTGTATGTGAATAAGTACGTCAAATACTTGACACGGGAGAAATTTTCCTATAAACTATAATTAGTTGTGAATAAGTACGTAGAAGCTAGAATATACGAACTTTTACCCAAAAGGGGGTTAAAACCATGAGCGGAAGAAAAATACCAAAAGTTCTAACCGAAGAGGAGCAAAATAAACTAATCGACCAATTCAATGACAGGTACCCCAGCAGTCACCGTAACAAAATGATGATCCGGTTGATGCTAAATACTGGCCTACGGCTAGCTGAGGCCTGTTCTTTGCGGTGGAAGGACATCAACCTAACCAGTGGTACGCTGATAGTTAGAGAGGGCAAGGGAGCGAAGGATCGGACTTTGTGGGTTGATGAAATACAACTGGAAGCTCTCCGGGAGTGGAAGGAACGGCAAGTGGAATGGTTAGACGAAAACCCTGAAAACGTATTTACCACAAGAGACGGGGATCCGGTAAGTCACAGGTACGTTCAGAAGATGGTAAAAAAATACGGTGAAAAGGCCGGGATCGAGAAGAGCGTCCATCCCCATATGCTACGTCATACCTTCGCCACCGACCTATATCGGGAAACCGGTAAGATAAGATTAGTTCAGAAAGCACTTGGTCATGCCGACCTTTCAACCACTATGATCTATACTCACATAGTTGACGACGAACTGGAAGGTGCGATGAAATCCTTTCGTTCGGAAGAGGG